TTACTTTTTCTCGTACATAGTATCCGCTGCATTATACAGCATCTCCAAAAACTGTCCCGCCGTTGGCCGATGATCCAGCGGGTATCCCGCCAACACCTGCACTTTTTCCAGGTCAGTTTTCCATGCCAGCTTTGCAGTCCTGCGAACAGCGCTCTCCACAGCCCTCCAAGCATGACCAGAAGCTTCCGCCACAGGCAGATAAACTTCCTTCTGCAAGGCTCGCAACCGGTCAGGCCTGGTGCAAATCAGCGTCATACACTGCCGGAGAGTATAATAATCATTCTTTGTGCGAATGATACCCAGAGGGCGCAGCAAGTGGTCAAATTGTGTATCAGTCATTCTAACACATCCTTTCGCCCATCATGCTACGCCTTTTGTCGAAAGAAGTCGAAAACACAAACTCAGCCCCGAGGAACCATCAGGCTCCCCGGGGCTGCTGTCAGCTGCCGTTCTTTTCTTCCGCCCGCTGCTTCAGCACGTCCACAGCACGAGTCAGCGCCGCCGGGATGGGCACACCCATCAGTCCGGCATTCTCCACGATACTGATAGTCTCATTGCATACAAACGCAATGACAACGGTGTCCCGAATAAAGTTCGACCCGATGACAGCATCCAGCCTGCAGGCCACCAGTACCACCAGCAGACTCACACCCTTGCGGCACAAGCCCTTCCAGCCTGCCCGGCTCTCAAGGGTGCCAGTTTTGGTCTTGGGACTGGTGTGGAACACCCCCGCCACGATCAGGCCGGTGATGTAGTCGATCGCCATAAAGATGATAAGCGTCTGCAGCGCCGTGTCCCAGCCGCCCAGCAGGCTGGCAATGGCCCCACCCACAATGCCGATGGCCGCACAAATCTCATTTTTCATTGTCATTCTCCTTTCACTTTGCCCAGCCCCTTGCGCTGGATGATGGCAGCATAGTCCTTGTAGGCCACGCTCAGGTCTGCGCCCTTGGCGATGCCGGGAATCTTGCCGCTGCTGGTGTACTGCCACATCCCGAAGGCCCAGCCGGGGGTGGGCTTCTTGGTGCGATAGGCTGCCAGCCATACGTCGTAGGGCTTGAGGGCCGCGCCGCCCATGTAAAGGTTGGTCTGCCCGAAGTTCAGGCCGGTGTAGAGCATGGCGTACACGCCCCAGCTTTCCACCACGCTCAGGCAGTGGGTCACGATGTCGGTCAGGGCGGACTTGCTCAGGGCCGCCTGAAGCTTGTCCTCGATGTCCACAGCCACCGGCAGCTGGAACGTCTTGCCGGTCAGTGCCTGCTTGAACAGGGCCAGCTCCCTGTCGGCCTGTGCCTTGGTGGTGGCCTTGAAGTAGCCGTACACGCCCACCGGGATGCCCAGCCGGGTGCACTCGGCATAGTTGCGGGCAAAGTAGGGGTCGATGTAGGGTTTGCTGGTTTTTCCCTCTTTGCTGTTGCCCATGGCCCGGATCATCACGCCGGAGACAAGGCCGCTTGCCTTGACCTTGTCCCAGTCAATGCTGCCCTGCCAGCGGGAAACGTCAAGAATTGTTCTGGGCATTCTGCGCCTCCTTTGCAGTATTCAAAGTGACTCCCGCATAAACTCGCCAACTCGTACCGGCATCATCATTGGGCCAAATCGTGACATGCTTTCCACTGCAGATTGGCCATGCATGGAATTGTCGAATCCCATACATTTCACCGCCGAATGTATGCGCTCCCGGTTCTGTTGTGCAGGGATGATGCTGTAGCTCGTCCATGGTCATGGTATGCACATGGTAATGCTGCGGGTCTTTCTGATACTCAGCTCTCTGTAGGGCAACAGCTTCCTGCACGATCTTGTTAAGCCCTGCATGGTCATACTCCATTTTGAAAGTTCCGCTCTCGAGCAGCTCGTCCAATGTTCCCTCCAGGGTCGTGTCACCCAGTGTGATGCGCACCTTCAGGTCATCCATTGCTCTGCGCCTCCTTCTCGGTCAGCTGGACGTGGATAGCTTCCAGGTCATCTGCGGTCAGGGCGGGGTAATCCGCCGCGATTGCCTCAAAGGCTTCGCCGTTGTTCAGCCGGATGCGGAATGCCCGCACCATGATGCGGAGTTTCAGGTTGTTCAGCGTTTTCATAGTTTTAACCTCCAATCAAATCGGCCATCATAAGCACAATGTCGTCGTTTGCCGCTTCCAGAGCGTCCATGCGGCCCGGCACGGTTTCCAGCTCTGCCTTTTTCTTCGCTTCGGCGGCAGCGGCTTCTTCTGCCTTTTTCTTGGCTTCAGCCTGTTCAGCCAGCTCTTCGGCGGTGTAGCGGATGTACCGCATCACCGGCACTTCCTCATCCCAGGCGGGCTGAGGGTCAACACCGGGAACATCGATAACCTCTTCTACGATGGTGCTGCCATTGGCAAGATGTTCGATAGGGACGTAATGGCTGACCTGCTGAACTCCAGCAATCGCGTCATGGTGCATGATCTCCACGTCATCCACCAGCCGGCCCAGTGTCAGGTCAGGTGCTTCGGTTAGCTCAACGCCGTTTTCGTCAATGATTTTCATACTTGTCCTTTCTGCAAAAGGTTCTTCCTTTGGGGAACTGGAGAGCGAATGCGAGGCTGAGAGGGTTATCCTACTCTCTGCCATACGTTCACGGCCACATAGGGGTTCATCAGGCTAAAAGCTTTGCCTCCGCCGGTGGGCCCTACGGTCACTGTGTGGGTGTGCGCTCCGGCAGAGGATGTGGTTTCATTTTCCCAGCCACTCTTATAAGAACCATAGCTATCACTTTGCTGGTAGGCTCCCCCATACTCGTTTTTGACCTTTGAGACGGTTGCCGTATGCGAGTGCCAACCGGCGCTTCCGCAGCTGCCACTGTGGGAGTGACTTGGCAGCTGTGTCGTGGTCAAGGTCACTGTTTTGCTGCCACCGGTCGCTCCTGCGGTATAGATGTCACCGGCGGCGATGATGATACAGTCTTTCAGCTGCATCCAGATAGTGTCGGCATACATCACCGCAGGGCTGGTATCATCATAGACCTCCAACACATAGTCCACCGGCGGCACCCAGCCGGAGTTGATGTTATAAATCACTGCTCCTGTCATAGAGTCACCTCCTATCCAATGCGCTCCCACATATACCGCACAACATAGGGCATCATGATACTAAAAGCGTTGCTGCTTCCTGTGCTGCCTACCGTCACCGTGTGAGTATGGGTTCCGGCGGACGACGTGGTCGAGTCACCCGAATATGGGTAGTAGCTTCCGTACTCTCCTCCGCCATAAAGCTCGGTTCTTCCGGAGTATACCGTATGTGTGTGTGCTCCGGCGCTGGATGTACTGCCTGTGTGAGAGTGAGACGGTATCTCGTCTACGGTCAGAGTGTGGGTAGCGCTGCCGCCGGTCGCTCCGGTGGTGTAAGTGTCACCGGCGGCAAGGATAGTCCTGTCCTTGATCTTAGCCCAAGTAGTCCCTTGGTACAGCTCCGCCGGGCTGGTCGGATCAGCACTCTTCCAGACGTATCCTACGTTCGGGATCCAGGCACTTCCGCCAATGCCTTTCACGGTCCCAATCATCCGTGTTCACCTCCTAGCTGACTCGCCGCCAAACATTTTTAGCAGCATAAGGGTTCATTATGTTAAAGGCCTTGCCCGAGCCGGTCGCACTTAGCGTCACTGTGTGGGTGTGCGCTCCGGCAGAAGACGTTGTAACTTTTTCGCTTCCGCTCAGATATGCATTTTGGTAGTCGCTGTAGCCGAAGTTCATTGAGCTGCCGTCCAAAATCGAAATCGTATGTGTATGCACCCCGGCCTCATAGAGGGAGGCGCTGTGGGTATGGGCGGGCATCTCGTTCACGGTCAGGGTGTGGGTGGCGCTGCCGCCGGTCTCGCCCAAAGGGTGCGTCTCCGATGCGCCCCACAAAAACCGGTCCTTGATGCGGGCCCAGGTGGTGCCGGGGTAGAGCTCCGCCGGGCTGGTGCTTACGCCCATCGTCAGGATGATGCCCACGGGCGGCACATAGTCCGCCGCAGGTACGCCGCCTACTGCGCCAATTGCCATTTCAAAGTCTCCCTTTTTATGTCGGTATCCGTTCCATCAAAAGCAGCCGCAGCGAAATTGCCGCAGAGGGCACTTTTGCCGCATAGAACCGGCAGTATCCGGATTCAGACTGGCAGATGCTGCCCAATCCTGCTTTCTGGGCCACAGCAACACTTTCCAGACGGATGGTTGCACTCGGTTCCAATGCCGACGTGCATCCGCTGACGCTGGCATCGTACTGATACGCCAGCCCGGCAGATTTTGCACTGGAATCGGATGTGGCTTTCCAACCGGAAGCGGCAAGCGAAATATCATACGCACGGATGATCGTCCCTGACGGCCCCTGCGGCCCCTGTGCACCGGGATCACCCTTGAACGCTCCAGACGCAGCGGCTTCTTTCAATGCTTTCATTGCCGCATTGGCCGCATTGGTGCTGGCTTTCTCTGCCCGGTCGGCATCGTTCTTCGCCGCCCCCGCGCTGGTGGATGCCTCCCCGGCCTTGGTGGCGGCGGCAGAAGCGCTCCCCGCAGCGGCGGTGGCCTGCTGGGTGGCGGCGTTTGCCGCAGCGGTGGCCGTCTTGGTGAAGGCCGCTACGTCGTTCAGGGCCGTGGTGCGGGCCTGTGCGATGTTCTGCAAGGCGGTGGTGTGCTCCGTCTCCGTGTCCTGCAGGGCCCGCTTGGCGGCGGTCTCACTGGTCTTGGCGTTCTTCTCGCTGGCGGCGGCGTTGGTCTCGCTCAGGGCTGCTGCGTCCTCGCTCTTTTTCGCCGCCTCTTCACTGTCCTTTGCCTTTTCCGCACTAGCCTTGGATGCACTCGCACTCTCGGCGCTTTTCTTAGCGCTGTTCTCAGATGCCTCTGCGCTCTTTGCTGCCGCTTCCTCACTTTTCTTTGCCGCAGCAGCACTGTTTGCAGCCTTTTTGGCATTTTCCCCGCTCACCCGCACGCTTTCTTCCATGCTGGCGGCAGAGTTCGCTGCTTCTTTAGCAGATTTGGCCGCTGCCTCCTCACTGGTCTTGGCCGCGTTCATGCTCTCCAGCGCCTGCTTGGCGTACTTCGTCACCTCGGCCACGAACTGCTCATAGATGCTCGGCGTAATGTTCTCGGTGGTCGTGTCGGTGTCGATGGTGTCATAGCAGGTGTACTTGCCGGGCTTGGTCATGGCAATGTAGCCGCTGGCGTTGATGGCCAGCAGCATCCAGGTGCCCTCTTTTTCCAGTGTCCACCGCCGGTCTACCAGTGCGCTGTTGTTCTCGTCCAGGATCTGCGGGTCCGGCTTTGTGCCGCTCAGGCGTTGCACATGCAGGGTCACGGTGCAGCTCTTCCACTCTTCCGGCAGCTCAAAGCGGAGCTCGTCCACCTTGGCGCTCCGCACACCGCCCAGATACAGCGTCTCAATGTTTGCCCGAAACGTGGAACCATTGTCCTGCAGCTTTCTGATCTTGATATCCAGTTGGCTCACAGTTTCACTCCCTTCCTGCCCCTATCCTATCACGCCCCGCCGGGTGCAACTACCCCGGACATACAAAAGGGAGGCCGTTCACCCCGAACGGTCTCCCTTTCTTCTAAGCAGGGCTCCCCCCTCGGGGGAGCTGTAAGCAACTCCGCCTTTGGCGGATTGCGCACTGAGAGGGTTTCACCTCACCCCTGCCCACTCATCCCTGCTGTTTTTTGCCTGTTCCTCCTTTTTTGCCGCGTCCTTCACCCACTGGGCAAAGTTCTTGTTCTCATACATCGGGGTTCCGTCCGCTTTGGTCAGCTTCAGCAGCATCGTTTCCAGGCGCTTGCGGTCGCTGCTGCTGCCCGCCAGATACTCCTCTTTCACCGCGTCGGTGATCTTCGTCTTGATGTTGCCGTCCTCCTTGCCCTCCGTCCGCAGCCGCTTCACCTCGTCCTGCACGTCGTCGGCCCGGCCGGTGTCCACGGCCTCGGTCAAAGCATCGTAGACGCTGCCGCCGGTGCCGCCCCTGTACAGCTCCTCGGCCTTGCTTTCAATGGCTTCGGTCACAAGGTCGATCACCCATGTCCGCTTTTCCGCGTCAGCTTTCACACCCTCCCGGATGCCCAGGGTCTCGTACATTTCCCGCACAAGCTGCTTTGTCAGCTCCTGGCGCTGGCTGTCTTTGCCCTCGTTCCGGGCCATGGCCGCCTGCTCTACTTCCGGGCTGTATTTCTTCAGCCGGTTCTTCAGCTGGCTGGCAATGGTCTTTTCGTCCTTGCCCATGGCTTCCAGCTTCGCCATAGCACCGCTGGCGTTGTCCGTGTCCCCCTCGGCAATGGCGTTGTACAGCCGGTCATACTGCCCGGTGGCGCTTGTCGGGGTCGAGCTGAACGAAAAGCCGCTTCCGCTTGCAATGTCTTGTGCATCTTCCACATAGGCATCAAAGGCATCCAGCATTTTCCGGGCGTTCCCCATAGGCACACCCGCAATTTCAAACCCGTACTGCATCAGGTTCACGCCTTCCTTTCGCAGTTTCTGGTGATACGCTTCCAGCTGTTCCTCCGTCATGTCACCGGTATCCTGCCGGACAAGGCTGGAAAACTTCGTTACTGCTGCAAAAAGATCATTCACAGCGCTGATGTTGGTTGCACTCACCACATCGTAATCCGTACCGTTCACTGCATTTCCCACAGCGCTGTACAGCTCGCTGCCATACAGGAAGTTGCCCGCAAAGCTTTCCGTGTACAGATTCAGGAATCGCTTGCTCACGCTGGCTGCGGTCACATCTCCGTTCTCGTCCTGCTCTCTGTCCCACCGGTGCAGCAGGAAGTCCGCACCTATCTTCATCAGTGCAAACACAGCAGTCTGGGTGATCTGGCTCACAATGGCCCGGTTCAGGTTCTTTCCGGCCCGCTTCACTTCTTCTGCTGTCTCGCTGCTGTGTGCAGCCTTGTCCCGTGCTTTCTGGGCGTTGTAGTCCATCACCGCATCGGCCAGAATGCCGTAGTTCTGGAACCTCTGGGTCGTGAACATGGTCAGGGTCTTGGTCATCTGATCCGGGTTGCGCTGGATCCCCGCCCGCTGCATGGTGGTGTAGTTTGGCTGGGTCTCCTCGATGACCCGCTGATACATCTTGTTCACGGCTTCCCAGTAGGCTTCGCTGCCTTTCGTGGCTGCACCCTCTGCAAACTCATTGGTATGGTGCTCCACATACCGCTTGGAGCCTTCCCACAGTGCCGCTACCGTGATCTCGTCCATGCTGTTGATCCAGCCGGTCACCCACTTGGGCAGCTTGTCCATGGCCTTTTCTGCCGCGCCCTGGCTCACGCCAATGCTGGCCAGTTCACCGCGCTGGCTTCCCCGCAGTCGGTATTGCAGCAGCACATCCCCATGCTGGGCAATTTCCTGTTCCAGCGCTGCCCGCTGCTTGCCGGAGAGGTTCTTCACAAACGGCACCACCGCCGCCATGGTATCCGCACCCAGTACTGCGCCCGCCGTTGGCAGAGATGCCGCCTGGGCAATGGCCACACCAGGGTTCAGCGTCAGGATCGCGCCCGCATAGTTGCCGCGCAACCTGTCCAGCACTTTGGTCATTGTGGTCGAGCGCTTTCTTTGCGTGGTCTGCAGGTCGGTCAGCAGGTCATCGATGTAGTTCGTCGCGCTCTGGCCCCACTGCTCTTTCAGGATACCATTTTTCAGCATCTTGATGCCGTCCTCGGTCTCAATGCCACTGTTCAGCACCTTCTGCACATCCCGGATGGGTGCCGCCAGTCCGGCGTAGGCTGCCGTGTCCCGCAAACTCCGCTGTACCACGCTGCTGCACTCCTCCAGCAGGATGGGCATCTGGCTCTTGACACGGTTCTTCAGGAAGCCCCGGCCCTCAATGGTGGCATCCAGTTTCACGCCCTCGATCTGGGTCGCCAGCGCCGTCTTGTCCACTGCAATGGGGTAGTAGCTTTTCACGGTGGCCCGCTGGTAGCCCAGCAGCTTCATACTCGTCTCGTTGATCAGATTCGTGGTGTAGCTGCCAAAGAATTGCTTCATGTCCTCGCACCAGGCCCGGTCGTAGTCGGTCATGGCCTTCTCCACGGCCTGGATCACGGTGTCGGCCATGGGGTTTCCCGTGCTGTCCGTCAGCATCCCGATCTTCACGGTCTGGCCCTTCTGGTAAGCCTTCTCAATGTCGCCCCTGTTGTACTCCTCCGCATCCGGGATCGTCAGGCCACCGTTCAACAGGTGCTCCCGGCTGTCGGCGTTCTGCAGGTGCATGTACAGGCTGCACAGCTGGGCGTGGGTCAACGGTGCAGCCCGACCCTTGCTGTCCTTCAGGCCAATGTCCACCAGCTCTGCGCCCGGACCGGCGAATTTTTCCATCTGCTTCAGGTTCTTCTTGCCCGTCACATTGTCAAAGAGCTTCGTCCCCTCCACAGTGATCCGGGTCTGCTCCCGCTGTCCGTCGTTCAGGATCGTTGCCAGCTTCTCCATCTGCCCGTTCGTTTTGTATCCGCCCAGCATCCGGAACACACGGCCAGCCCCCAGCATGTCCAGGTTGTACCTGGTCAGGGCGCTCCGCAGCTTTCCATCGTTGCCCTTGCTCTGGCGCACCTCTGCAGCCGCCTCGTTGGCGATCTTGTCCACCGCTTCGGCTTTCTGCAAGCTCAGGGTCTTGTTTGCCGTCCGGATCACATGCAGTGTGCTGGTCGTAATGGCTTTCAGCATCCGCATCTGGTCCACCGTCATGGGCAGATAGGTGCGGTTCTCGGTCTCCCGGATCCGCTTTCTCAGCCGGTCACGCAGCATCTCGGCCTTTTCGCTGTCCGGCAGTGCCTCGGCCTCTGTCAGCTGCTGGTTCAGCCGGTCAAGCTGGGCCTGCTTGCTGGCATTCAGGTCAGCCTGCAGCGCGTCGATGAGCTCCGGCACCTTGCTCAGCTTCCAGTCCTCGCTGATGCCGTTGGAGCTGTTCTCGGCTCCCATCGACTGCATGATACTGGTGCGCAGGGCCGTCAGCCGGGCCACGGCGTGGTCGTTCAGCAGGGTCATATCCGCCAGCTTTGCCACCTCTGCCGCCTGCTGGATCAGGTGGGGCTGCACATACCGGTCCTTGCTGGGCCGCAGGATCATCTGGTTCAGCTGGGCAGCATTGGCCCGGATGCCCCGCCGCAGCTCGTCCTTCTGCCGACCGTCCCGGGCTTTCTGTACCCGCTTCTCAGCCAGCTTCTTGGCAATGGCAATGTCCTCGTCCCGCTGCTGCTGGGCTGCAGTGATGGCGATTGCGTTTCGTTCCGCCTGCTTTTCCTGCCACTCCTGAGCTTTGCGCTGGTTTTCCTGCTCCCATTCCAGCAGTTCGTTTTCCTGATGGATCAGCTGCCACTCGGCCCGATCAGCCCGGCTCTGTTCTCCTGCCACCTGGTGCGAAAGGTTCCAGTTCTCCCGCTTCAACTGTTTGTTTTCCAGCCGGATCTCGTCCAGCATCTGCTGGCGTTCTTCCTGCAGCCGCTTCTTTTCGGCCTTCCACTCCCGTTCGTAGGCTTCCTTCAGCACGTCCAGCTTTTCGGCCATGTCGCCGTAGTTGGTGATGTCCAGCCCCAGCGTATCCAGATTCTGATCCAGCAGCTTTTCTGCTTTTTCATTCCGCTTCTGCTGTTCTGTCCACTGCCGCAGTGCTTCATCCCGGCTTCCGTTCCGGCTGTTCTCATACATCCTCCGGTTGAACTCCCGGTTCTGCTCCTTCTGCACCTTCCGCAGGTCCTTCAGCGCCTGCTCCGCGTTCTCCTCGCCCACGGCAGCAGCCACAGCCTGGCGCTGCCAGCGCTGGAGCCCGTCAAAGATGGCCTGTGCATCGGTCATCTCCGGCACGTTCAGTATATCGCCCAGCATCCGGTCGGCCAGCTCCACTTTGGCATCCTCGTACTCGGCAGCATCCGCAAAGCGGCTCATCATCCTGGGCTTGATGGCATCGTGCACGTTCATCAGCACATCCAGCCACTCGGTGCTCTCCATGCTGGCCGCGCCGTCCACGCCCGCCGCCTGGGCCGCGCCCCGGAACAATTCCGCTGCGCCCTGCTTTGTGCCGCCCATGCTCCGGGTGTCGTTCACAATGGCCTCGTATTCTTCCGCCGGGTTGCCGTCCCGCACACCCTCTGCCTGCCGCAGCTTCACACCGTGCCGCCGGGCCTCCGCCACCGCTTCGCTCCACGTCCCGTACCGCTTCACCAGTTCCGCCTTGGCCGGGCCGTCCTTGTTCACCGTGTAGCTCAGGTCGTGGTATTCCGGGTACTCGTCCCACAGCTCGGTGTTCCGGTAGGTCGCCCCGCTCAGAATCTCATCTGCAATGGTCTCAGACAGCGCGCTGGCCTTGCTCATACTGGCCCCGTCCGCCGTCATGTACTCCACCAGCGCCCGGGTCTCTCCGGCAATCTTTGTCCGGTCGGCCCTGCTGCCGTTTGCCTTTGTCCACCGCACCGCCAGCCCGTCAATGGAATCCTGGCTGATCCGCACACCGTGGGTCACACCCATCATCTGGGCCAGCGTCTCCATCGCCGCGCTGTTGTCCGCAATGGCCCGGCTTGCCTGCCGCTGGGTGTTCTTCCGCGCGTCCCGTTCCGCCTGTTCGGCCAGCTGGAAACGGACGTTCGCCACCTTGTTCAGCAGGGCCGTGCGCTGGGCATCGTCCCCGGCTTTGTAGAGCTTCACGTCAATGCCGGTCTCTTTCAGGCTGTCGATCAGGGTGCTGCTGGTGTTGTCGGGCAGGATCGCCGCCCGCACCTCATCAAAGCCCACGGCCCGCTGGGGCTTCGCTTCAAAGTACCCGGTGGGAATAGCAGCCACGTTCTTGTACAGGTTCAGGATCATCTGGGCCGTGTCCTTGCCAATGGTATACCCCTCTTTTGCAAAGGCCTTTCCAATGGCTGCCGCCGTCTGTTTTCCCTGTGCGGCCCGCAAAAGGATTTCACCGAGTATCTCCCTCTCCCCATAGCCGCTGTCCGAATGTGCAGCGGTCTCCTGTCGGATGCGGCTGATGACTTCTTCGATCTGGCCGTCGGCCTGTTCCAGCAGTGCCTTGTACCCTTCCTCCGGTATCTGCTGCAAGCGGCTCTTGTCCGCCCGCACTTCATCCAGATTCTGATACTCCGCCGTCGCGGTACTCATCAGGGTATTGGCTGAAAGGCCCCATGCGCCTTCTCCGCGTGCATTTTGCTGGTTCATGGCCTCCACCAGATTCTGCAACGTGTAGGGGTTGTGCAGCTGGGCAAAACTGCGCCGGTTTCCGTTCCGGGTGTAAACTTCTTTTCCGTTGTAGATTCCCTTCTCACCCAGAATCTTCTCCACCTTCGGCAGGATCCATTCCTCCACATCCTGATCTGGTGCTTTCTCTTGCACTTCCTTCAGCATGGCATCGGTATCTCGCACCAGTTTTCCGCCTTTGTCCTCTGTCACCATGTAATCATAAGCGTTATTCAGCAGTATCAGCAACTTCGGGGGGATTACTCTCTCGGCCTTTTTCTGAGCCTTTTCTTCGCTCCACCCGAACTCTTCCATCGCCCAGGCCTTTTCTGCTTCCCGCACCTTTTCCAGCACGGTATGGGCCAGATCATGGTTATCATTGGCCCGGTCGGTCTCAATGATGTTCCGCAGCGCTTCTTCACCGCCCACTGCTTCAATGGTCTTTTCGCTTCTCCGCACCTGTGAAGCAGTAAACCGTTCCTCCTGCTTCATGGCAACATCCACTGTCTCCCCGATGTCAGCCAGATATGCGGCCTTCACGCTTGGATTCTGGGCCAGCTTCTCTGCCAGCTGTTTCGGGCTCTTATCGGATGCTTCCATGTCCATGATTCCGGTGATGGCATTGCTCCGCGCAAACTCGCCGCCTGCCGTTTTCCGGCTCAGTTCGGCCAGTTCAGTGTTCAGTGCTCTGGCCTTATCCGGTTTCACCTTGTACTCCACATTGGGCCGGGTGGGTGTCCAGGCATCCGAACCATAGATACGGTTTGCCCGGTTCACCATGGGGTCAATGGTATCGGAGTTGAACACCAGCGAGATGGGGCCATACTTGGTGTGACCTTCCTGGGCTTTCACCACCGCAATAGACGGCGAGGGCATCCCGCCCAGCTCCAGCGCTTCCTGCAGGTTTTCGGCGGTCAGGTTGTGCACGGCCACAAGGTCTTTGTTCTGGTCCACCTCCACCGGAGCACTCAGCTGGAACCGCACCGATTTCTTCACAGGTTCGCTGTTTCTCTTGCTTTCGGCATTTTCTTGTGCTATACTGTTTTTAGCAGGAAAGCTCGGGCGTTCACCGCCCTCCTCGGTTTTGAGTACCGTGTCAGCGCTTTCCTGATAAATAGAACCCTCCGACCCTCTGCTCCCCGAATCTTCGGATTCCATGTGGGCTTTGCCGGAGGGTTCTATTTTTGTAAACGGCACACCTTCCATCTTGACGTTTTGCCCATGATAGGATATACTACCCATAGAACCATAGCGTTGCAGTTCGCTAGGCATTTGGAAGCCTAGTGTCCTAAGTAACGCTGTGGTTCTTTTTTTGTTTTCAGAGGTATACAGCACTTCGCTGTTCCGCACAAATCTCACAGGGTCGTTATCCTTGGTATAAGCACTGGTCGCCTTCTGCATATCCTGGATCACGATTCGGTTTTCTACTGGCTGAAGATCCAGCACGCACAGTACGGGTCTGCCATCCTGCGCTTTCACGCTTCCAAACAAAACCAGTCTGGTATTCTGTGAACCGGCACGCCCCTTATTCTGGCTGGAAAGTACCAGAATGGGGTCATCCAAAATTTCCGGAATGCGTTTGATCTCGTTCAACGTCATTTCCGGGTGTTGTTCCAGAATCAGGCTGATTTTATCGCCTTTCATGTAGATGTCATTTTCTCGTGCGCCCAGTCCCTGCAAAGCTTCCGCCGTGCTGCCCAGCACAAAGATTTCCCGGCTGTTTCGTCCGTCACGGTTCCACTCGTCAATGTCCTGTGCATAGCTCGGGTTAATGGAATATCTCACGCCCTGTCCTTCCGCCGCGCTCTCTGTCTTGAGGGCAGCGGCGTTTTCTTTTGCACTGCGCAGGTTGTCCATCGCTTTTTCAGCGTGGGCAAAGTATTCGTCCTGCAAAATTCTGCGCTCGTTCTCGGCCAGGCGCTGGGCCTTCAGGGCCGCCCGGTTGTCTGGGTCAAGGGTCAGCACTTCCTTTGCCCGGCTCACAATGCCGTCCAGCATCTCCTTCACCCGGTTCATCACGGTGCGGATGGTTCCGGCCCTGCCGCTGTTCTTCTCGGCCTGCCCGCGCTGGAACTCTACCCAGCGCTTGAAGTCTGCCTCGGTGGAGAAGATGCCCCGCCAGGCATCGCCCACCAGCTCCTCGGCCGCTTCCTCATAGGTCAGGCTCTGCTGGGCATAGTCGCCCAGCTTCTCCCGGATCATCTCGTCTACGGTCTCAAAGCCGCTGCTCCTGGCCAGATACAGCAGGGCATGGTCCTGCAAAGTCTTTGCTCCCTCGCTGTCCAGTGCGTTGTACCAGTGGTAGTCCTCGTGCAGCACCGTGCCGAACGTATCCTGTGTACTGTCCCCAAAGAAGATTCGGGCCGTCTCCGTGTCCACATAGGCCCGCACCCGGCTGTCTGCCTGTCCGGCACCGTTCTGCAGCACGTTTTTCAGAACCGCCGTGGTGCCGGTTGCTGCCGCGTTCAGCTCGATCACCTGGCTGCCAGCGTCGTTCGCGTTGCGCAGGGTCCCCTTGTAGATGGTCTCACCCCGGCCCGTCAGGCTCTGTTCCGTCAGAGTGCCGCCCAGCTGGCTCTTGGCCCACCGGGTCTCTGCCGCATCCCTGCCGTAGGTGTAGGCGATCTCCAGCGCGTTCCGGCCCTTGAGGTTGCCCAGCACATAGTTCACGTTGGCCGCCATGCCGCTGCCGGTGCCCGCCAGCTCCAGCGCCTGGTCAAAGGTCTTCACGTCCTCCATCTGGCCCAGCCGGTACAGAGTGGATGCTGCCGCCGCATATCGGTCACTGTCCACGCCTTCCGGCTGTTTCCGGCTGATCTCCTGTGCCGCCTTTTCGCCCACCTTCCAGCTCCGCAGCACCTGCTCCGTCCGGGCCTGCTTCTGGCCCTCCGTCCTCGGTGCTTCCATGCCGTAGGTCTCCCGCATCGGGCTGTTGCCTGCTTCACCCAGAGCACTTTCTTCCGTGGTCGCCGCCTGCATAACCGCCTGCTGAGGAACATTTACAATGCCGTCGTCCTCCGCCGCCTTCCGTCCAGTACGGTCTTCAGCGTCCAGCTCAGAGCTGCCCAACATGCCAAGGGCTCGCCCTTCGGGAGAGCTGGCGGCGCTCTGTGCCGACTGAGAGGGTGAGCCCGCTTCTCTCGAACTTTCCACCATTTCCCCAGCGTTCTCAACAGCATTCTGCTGGCTGTGCTGTGCCGCCACTTCCCGCAGCATCCGCCGGGTAGCCGCAGCCGTGCTCGGCAACTTCACCCCATAGGCTTCCTCAAAAGCCGCGCGGTTTGCCTCGTTTCCGGCCTCCGGGGTGAACAGCCTGATGGTCTTGCCTGTCAGGCTGTCACCGGCCGCCGCTTCTGCAAACGTCTGCACAGCCAAGTTGTCCGATATGGCAGCAGTTTCCGCACTGTTGCCCTCAGCCGCAGGGCCCGCCGCTTTCAGGTCAGCAGAGCCTTTTTCAGTCCCATCAGACTCCACCGACATGCCAAGGGCCCCACTATTAGGGGGGCTGTCAGCGCTCACGCGCTGACTGAGGGGTTCCGGTTCCCGCGCCAGCTCCTCCCGGCGCTGGTGTTCCTTCAGCGCCTGCTCGTATTCGTCCTGAGCGGCATACCGCTCCACGTTGCCCCGCAGGCTGGAATCTCCCGCGTTCATCCTGGAAAGCCCTGTGCCCACAGCGCCGCCCAGTGCACCGGACGCGCCGCCGGAAAGGCCCGCTTCCAGTGCTGTAAGGAACGTATCCTTGTTGAACAGCGTCTTGGCCGCTTCCTGGTCGCCCATCACAGCGTCAATGGCTTTGTCGGCGTAAGTCTCCACAAAGGCCTGCATAGCATTGTCCGCGCCGCCGGAAATGGCGTTGGCAACGGCCGGGTAGGCTTCCCGGAACGCCTGATTGCCCACCTGTCGGCGCACCCAGTCCGCAATGGTACCGGCCACCGTGTCCTTGGCGTAATCCGAGCCCATGGTCTTGGCAAGGTCGGCCACACCCACGCTGTTGATGGCCCATCCTGCGCCAAACTTTGCCGTTGCTTTCAAAATAGCTTTTTCCGGGCTCTCCCCCGCTTCGTCACTGGCAGCCATGCTGTCGCCTGCGCCGTGGGCACTCAGCACCGGCAGCACCAGCGCTGGGTTGATGGCACTCACGATCAGGTTCTCAGCCGCGCTGGAAGTAGCCCCGTGGAAGAACCTCCCCACATTGCTCTCGCCTGCCATAGCGTCCGCAGTCAGGTTTTCTCCGGCCTTGTGGGCATCCCGGCCCCACTCATACAACCCTTTCATGCGGTTGCTGTCGTCATCCGCCTTGTCGTAGAGCTCACCACTCCGGATTCGTTCGTGGGCTGTCCGGATGAGCTCCGGGTCATATCCTGCCGCTTCCAGCTGCTCGTCGGTGTAACGCCCGCTCTGAACACGCCGGATCATCTGCTCTTCGGCACTGGCCGTCAGGGCCGGGGACAGTGCGCCCGCGTACTGCCCGATCATGCCTTTGATATTTTCCTTTTTTCCCTCCAGATCGCTTTCCACACGCCGTCCGGCCCGTTCGCCAAGGCTCAGGTTATTGTACGCCTTCATGTAAAGCCGGGCCCGGTTGATTTCGTCCTGGGTGTAGCCCATCTTTTTCAAATCGCTGTCCATGTACCTGGTGTTTTCCAGCACCGGCATTATACCCATGCCGCCCGTGTCCGCTGCCAAGTAGTCCACGCCCGCCGGAAGGTCTGCTGCGCTTACAGCCCCGCGTGGCAGCGTGGGATCTGTCACCAGCCTCGCCAGCTCCCGGTTCCGCTCGGAAGCATCCTTCCAGTTGTTCACCGTGCTGTAAACGTCCATTCGGATACCGTTGTTCCGCTGTTCCCGCAGCTTCTGCACGGTGCTGGCATTCTGCTCCATCTTCTCCGCCGGGCTCACTGTCACCTTCTGCCGGTTCAGCTCGTCGCTCCGGCTGTCCATGGCATCCGCAAAGCCCAGGTTGTTCCTTGTCCGGTAATCCTCCAGCGCCGTGGAATACAGGTCGGTGTCCGTCTGCTGCTTCTGGGTTTGCAGTGCCGCACGTTTTTCGGCCATTTTTTCCGCCGTCCATGTATTGCTTTTATTGTCCGACACAGAGTTTCCCGTACTGCCAAGGGCCCCACTATCAGGGGGGCTGTCAGCGCTCTTGCGCTGACTGAGGGGTTCTGCCCCGCCAGCAGCGGCATTGGTTTTTTTCTGAAGTTTGGCCCGCTTCTGGGCCATCTGTTCTGCTGTCCATGCCATTTTTGTTCTCCTTACCATCCCATCGCATTCCAGACCTTGGCCGCCACGTCATCATTTATACCCATGTTGACCAGCCGGGCATAGATCGTATCCGAATCCACCCCTTCTGCACTCCACCCCTTTGCATAGCTCAGGGCGTTGCTGTACGGCATTCCGGTACTCTTACCCGTGCTCCCTCCCGTGGTTCCCCCGGGCAGGGCCCACTTGCTGCTCTGGTTCAGTTCTTTCAGTGCTGCCAGCCCGATGCCACCGGTTTCTTTGCTCTTTTCTGTGCTCTTCGTCTCCGGCACCGGATAGCCAGCATCTGCAAGGATACCGTCATACCACGTCGTATCCCCACCTTTTGCAGCAACACTTTCGCGGTCTTTCATCAGGTTGCGCAGTTCGCTTTTCGACCACTCGCTGCTCTGGCGGTAATAGCCTCTCGACCCGCCGGAACCGGTCGTTGCTCTCTTTGCCAGCGCCGCCGAGAGTGCTCTCTGGGTCAGGGTGTTGTAGTCGCCCGCCGCATTGGTGTCCAGCCCGTACATCTTCAGCAGGTTGGCCGCTGCTTCCTGATTTCCGCTTGCCACCAGAGAAGCCGCGGTGCTCAGAACGCCGGCCTGATCGTCCCGGGTCACCGGTGCGCCGGTGTAGTTGGCAAAAGCGTTTGCGTTCAGGCCGTACCGGTTCAGCACATCGCTGGCCGCATCCCCGGCTCCCTGGGTGTACAGGTTGAACGCCTGCTGGTAGGCGTTCAGGGCATCGCTCTGGTCGGTGCGGTTCTTGTTGTACTCCCACTGTTCCCGGGCAAAGTCATTTTCCCACTGCTGCTGGGTGTACCCCTTGTACCCATCGTAGGCCGTCAGGGCCGCCGAGCCGATGTTCTTTACCGTGTTCCAGAGGTTGTTCCAGTAGTTGTCGTTCTCGTTCCGGGCCTGTTCGCTCTGGTTGGCAAGGAAATTCTGCCACGCCGTGTAGTTGGCAAAGTTGCTGCCGTAGGCACTGCGGTCCAGCGCCTCGGTGTTGGCCATGCCGGAAAGGGCACTCAGCAGGTCGTTCTGCTGGTTCTGGTATTCGCTCAGTGCCTGGCCTCTCAGGCCTGGTACCGCATTGTCAATGCCGCTCAGCGCCTGCTGCTGGCCCTGCTTTGCCACGCTGTCGGCGTAGCTGCTGCCATACCCGCCCGCCAGCATCGCCGCGTTGGCCTGGGCGTTCTCCGCGCTGGCGGCAGCATTGGCCTGGGCCTGGGCGCGGTACTGCTGGTAGGCTTTGCTGCCGGTGTCCCAGTCGAACCCGCTGCCGATCTGCCCGGTCAGGCTGTCCATTGCGTCCTTGTTCCGGCTCACATAGTCCGCCGGGTGGTTGGCATTCCATTCCCGCTCTTCCTGTTCCGCCTGGTTCTTTCTCCGTAAGGTATCAAATAACATGTCGTTCTCCTTTTCTTCTGCCACACACCGGTCTTCAGATCGCGGCAAGCGCTTTCAGCACCCACGGCAGCATGCTTGCGCCGACCTGCAAAACGTTCCCCCAGAAGTTGGTGTTGTTCGCATCCTTCTTCTGGTTGGCCCCCACCGCGTTGGCATATTCGGTCTGAGCACTGTTCAGCTGGCCATAGTAATTGTTCAGGCGGGTGTTGTAAGCATCCTGCGCCAGCTTTTCCTGCTGCTGCAAAGAGCTCAGCCGGTTGCCCAGGTCACTCTTCTTGGTGGCATATTCGTTGTAAGCCTGGCTGTACAAGCTGTCTGCCACGTCCGAAAGCCCGTTCATGGTGCTCTGGTAGGCCGTCTGCCCGCTGGAAGTGCCCCAGCTGTTGCCGTAGCCGCCGCTGCGGGCCGAAGCATTGGCGGCAGCGTTCTCGCTGGCCAGCTCCGCACCCCGGGTGTACTGGTTCTTGTACTGCTGGTAAGCTGCGTCCTTGGTGTAGTCGTAAGAAAAGCCGTCCCGGTTCATCTTGTCCAGCTGGCTCTGCGTGCCGCTGATCTGGCTTCCGTACTCGCTCTGATACTCCCCGGGCTTCTGTCCTTTGATGTAATCCAGATTGTTCTTTGCCGTGGTCACCCGGTCATTGCTCTGGGCGTACTGGTAGCTGTTGGAATCGTTCTTTCTGGTTCCAAACACGCCTGTGCCCGCATTCTTTTCGCTGTTGCCGGTAATGCTGTCATACACATCCCCTACCATCAGCCCCACATTGTGGCCCGGAATCAGATACTCCCACCACTGTCCTCTTGCCATCTTCTCACTGTCTCCTTTCGTTTACTCCACCTTCAGCCCCATGGCCACCAGCTTGTCCCGCATGGTGTCGCTGAAGTTCGTCTCGTCCAGGTTCTGCATCATGTACATCATCTGGTCCCGCAGCTGCATCAGGTAGTTGTTGATGCTCCGCCTGTCCTCCGGGGCCATGTTGTCACTCAGTTTCGGCATGGCGATCTCGCCAAGCCTCGTAATATCTGCCATATAAAATCTCCTTCCCCTAAGCAGGGCTATCTCTTCGGTTCCCCTCCGGCCACCCGGTTGCCCCGGCTCTCTGCCATGCTGAACGCAATGCTCCGCACCGCGATCTGCCCGGTGCCCTTGATCCGCAGCCGCATGGTGTCGTGCCGCTCTGGCACAAATGGCAGGTTGACCCGGGTGTATTTGTTCAGAACGGCTGCCTGGCCCAGCGTCTCCCAGGCCCCGCCCTCATAGCTGGCCTGCAGCTCCACAACGCTGTACGTCAGGGCATCCACTCGCAGAAACACCCGGTTGATGTACTTGTCCGCCGGGATGTTCAAGCCAATGTCTCCGCTCACAGCTTCAAAGGACACCTTCTGTTCCAGATTCGCCTTTGCCGTGTCGGTGTCCCGGTCGGCCTCCCGTTCCGGTTCGGTGGCCCACAGGTTTACGCCGTCCCACTGGTAGAGCTGCCGCCCCGTGGAGCACATTGCCCAGCCGGAAGCATTCTCTTCTGCCGCCGTGTCCTCCTCGTGCCAGAGCCGCCGTTCGGTGTCGTAGACCAGCAGCCGGGTCTCGTTCCGGCCCGGCACCCGCAGATGCAGGTAATACCGGGTGTCCAGCACACCGCCCACCGCCCCGCGCACGTTCATCAGCCAGGTGTTGTCCAGTCCGCCGCTGATCTTCACCGGCAGGCTGCCGTCCCAGGCCATCACGCCGTCAGGGGAAAGGTAGTACAGCACCTCTGCCAGCACACACATGCTCTTGCTGGCCTGCTTGGCCACGCCCCGGCACTGCACGCTCACCAGCTGATAGTCCGCCGGGCGGCTGCCGTAGAGCTTGTGCAGGCAGTTCTCCTTGAAGAACAGCACATAGCCCATGCAGGTGGCCGCACCGGTAAAGGGGCCGTCACTGCCCACGTTCACGGCGTAGCTGTCCGAAGCAATGCCCCGGTAGCTGTACCAGTTTGTGGGGTCGCCCAGCTTGCAGCTGTAGATCACGTTCTCCTCGCTGTTGCAGCCCCATACCCGGTTTGCGTTCTCGGTCACATATTCCAGCCGGGGCACCCGCCGCCGTGCGGTAATGGCTGCACCGCCCGCTGTGGCGCTCTCGCTGCCGTTCATGCTCTTCCAGGTGGTACCGCCCGCCGTCACGGTAAAGCTGCCGTAATAGCGTGCGCTCTCGGTCTTTGGGCTGCCGGTCAGCACAATGCTGTCCCCGTCCATCTGCTCAATGGTCACCTCGCCGTTCACACCCTCGGCCAGATACTCTTCCACCAGCCCGGGCACCTGCTCCACCGTAATGGTGTCCCCCTTCTTGAAGCCCGCAGCGGCCAGCCCGGGCAGGGTCATCTTCACGCTGTTCAAAAGGATCTCCGCCCACTTGCCGCTCTTGGCATCGTACTGTTCCAGCACGTTCACATAGGCCCACTTGCTGGAAGAGGAGTTCTGTTTCAGAAACAGCGTCCCGTCCGCCGGACCAGAAGGTTCCGTGGTGCCCACGCTGCTCACGGTGTAGGTCTTGCCGCCCGCGTCGCAGGGGGCAATGGTCACCGTGCCGGTCTGGCTCCATGCTGCGCTCAGGGCTTCCAGCTTTCCGGTGGCCGTATCAAAGCTCTTGGCATCCGGCCAGATCAGGATCTTCGTGCCCATGCCGATCATAATTTTCTCGCTGTCCGTCACGGCATTTTCCAGCACGATCTCCCCGCCCGCAGCCGCGGTGGCCACGTCGTCCTCGCTGTCCTCGGTGTAGCGCAGGGTGGTGCCCTCGCACAGCAGCAGACCGTTCAGGTGGTACATCCCGTTGCAGCGGCCCATGGCCCGCATGGTGCGCCGGGGTGTCCGGGTCTGCAGTGCGGGGTATCCCCGGCTGGAAAAGTTCTTCATCTCGGTAAATTCTGCCTCGGCGCAGGCATAGCTTTCGTTCAGGCCGCCAAAGGCCGTCTGGATGCTCTTCCCCGTCGAGATGCTGTATAAACTCGGCAGTGCCATCTCAGTACCTCCACTTCGTGGCCATCCTGGGCAGGTAGGTGTGCCTGCACCAGGCTGCAAACTCCTGCTGGTTCTCGTTGGCCAGCTGCATCTCGTTGGCATAGCGTTCGGTCTCGCCCAGGGCCGCGTCCATCTGGGCCGCCAGATAGTGGGCATAGTAGCTGTCGTAGGGCTCCGGCAGCAGCAGCTCCGCGTCCTGCCGCAAAAGTTCCTGCTCCCGGTCGTATAAGATATCCGCACCCACGGCATCAAAATCGGTGGTGTCGCTCTTGTCCACCACACTCTTTCTCAACCCCGCATCCGCCTGCCGCAGCCATAAGATCTTCAGCTCGCGGTCAAACCCGTTGTTGGGCCGCAGCTTGTCTGCGGTTTCGATTGCTTTTCCTACAGTCATATTTCAATCTCCTGTCTAAAATCCTTCTGTCCTCGGGTAACATAACCCCCCAGTCACCTACGGTGACAGCCCCCGCTAATAGGGGGGCCCTTGGCATGGCGTAAAACTTTCCCTCTTTGCCAAGGCCGCCCCTACTAGGGGCGGTGGCATTGCGAAGCAATGACGGTGGGGTTTACCGCCGCCATAAACAAATAACCCCCGGCACAGCGTGTGCCGCCGGGCCGGGGGGATACATCTAAGCAGGGCTCCCACTTCTGGGGAGCTGTAAGCAGCTCCGGCCATGCCGGACTGCGCACTGAGAGGGTTAAACTTACGACTTATTCGCCAGCTCTTCCATGCGGGCAGCGGTCTGGTCGTCCTGTTCCTGGCTGTGGCGGATGACCTCCGCCACCTCCGGGGGCACCTCAATGTTCTTGCCGCGCTGCAACTGGTAGTTCACACCGTTCACGCTCACGAACAGGTCACCCTTGTACTTCCCGCCGTCCGAAAACAGCCGGATCGTCTCAGTCTTTTTCTTTGCTTCTGCCATTTTATCGGCTCCTTTCTATCACTCTATCCTCCGCCGAACTCCTACACTTGGCTCCCCTACTAGGGGAGCTGTCAGCGCCCAAAGCGCTGACTGAGAGGTTTAGTTCCAAATCCGTTCGGCGGCTCATGGTTAGTTCGCCTCAGCCGTTGCGCTGTACCGTGCGCTGCAGCTCTCAATGCGCACCATGTACTGCTCTACCAGGCGCTCAGCGGTCTTGTGTGCCTTCCAGCCCACAGACGCACGCTGGTTCAGGGGGTCGTCACCATAGCCCAGCTGCTTCACGATGTGCTCCAGGCCGCCGCCCTCGATCTCGGTGGAGCCGTAGGCGTGGGCACCCAGGATCAGGGTGCTGAACACAGCCAGCCCCGTCGGGCAGCCGGTGCCCTTCCAGATCTTTGCCTCGCTGGTCTCCACAAAGCGCACACCGTGCAGCGTGCCGATCTCGCCGTTGTAGATCTCGTCCGGCTGGGCGTACTTGTGCACATCGATCCAGTCCGGGTCGCGGCGCAGGTCGTAGGCTACATAAGGGTGGATGATGCCCACAAAGCTGGTGCCGATGGGGTCAGCGTTCATGGCCTTCAGCTGGGTGGCCGCGCGGGCGATCAGGTCGCTGGTCAGCTGGCAGGTCGCGTCCAGGGTGGCGCGGCTGGTCACAGCGGTCTCCGCGCCGCCCTCGCCGATCTTGGGCGCATAGATCACGTTGGTGCCGCCCGCCAGCACATCACGCACGATGGTGTCCAGGGTGCGGCCCGCCTGGCTGGCAATGATCTTGGTTGCCTGAATAACATTGTTGTCGATGGCGGTCATCTGCAGCGTGTCGGTAATGGGCACCCAGCCGCCGTACTGCCTGACCTCAGCGGTAACGGTGGAAACGTTCATGGTCTGGCCGTCCGGGGTCACGCCCTCGGTCAGCGGAGTGATGGCCTTGGGCAGGCTGTCGTACTTGCGGAACTCGATGGTCTTGCCGCCGTTGGCCGGAATGGGATACGGGTCGCCGAACTGGTCATGCACCAGGGCAGGCTCTGCCTGGTCGATCAGGCGCTTCTCGTAAAAGGTTTTCATCTCGGCACTCATGCCGGATGCGCCGGTGGTGTTCTGGTTCTGGGTGCTGGCCGTTGCAAACATCTGCAGATCCAGCTTCGGGTTCTCGGTTCTGTTGTTCATAGCTTCCTCCTAAAATTTATTTTCCTCTACTCACGGCTCCCCTACTAGGGGAGCTCCGGCATCTGCGCCGCCGTAGGCGGACAGTGCCGGTGAGAGGTTTACAGTGTAATCACTTCACCCCGCATGGCCCGCTTCTCCATCTCTTCCATTTCCTTGCGGCTCATGTGGGATACGTCAATCTTGGTCTGCACCGCGCCGCCGGGGCGGGTGCCATTCTCGCCGGGCCGGGCATTGCGCTGCTGCATCCGGTTCACCACGCCCTGCTCCACCTGCCGGGCCGTGGCGGCCTGCTGCTGTTTCAGGATGTGATCAAAGTAGGCGCTGCGGTAGGCGTTCGTCATAGAAACGCCCGACCGCATCATCTTCTCCACCTCCGGGTTCGCCAGAACCTCAGCCATGTTGAAGTCGGGATACTGGGCTTTCAGCTGCTCCGCTTCCCGGTCCCATCCGGCCTGCAGCTCGGCAATGCGGGCCTGCTGGGCACGCTGGCGTTCCATCTGCTGGATCATCTGCTGCTGTTCGGTCAGGTGCTTGTTCTGGCTTTCCAGCTTGTCCAGCTCCCGGGCCGTCCTGGTGGAAACGCCCTTCTCCATGGCCAGCTTCTCGTAGTAGGCATCGTCCTTCACCGCGCCGTTTCGCACAGCCTCGGTCAGGGCCACCAGGTCGTTGGCATCCGTACCGTACTTTTCCTGCAGCGCCTGCATCAGGCCCTTCATGGCCGGGCTTGCTTCCAGCCGCCGTGTCGCCTCGGTCACAGCGTTCTGCATCAGCTCCTCGGTCAGGTCGGCATACTCTCCGCGCAGCAGCTCACCAAAGGCTTTCCGCCGCTCCTCCGGGCTCTTTGCTTTGCCCTTTTCCTCGCCGTCCTTGCCCTCGGCTTCGTTCTGGTTCTCTGCCGCTTCCTCGTCCAGCTCAAACTTTTCCTCACTGCCAAGGGCTCCCCCCTCGGGGGAGCTGGCGGCGCTCTGCGCCGACTGAGAGGGTGAGCCCTCTTCCCGGCTGCTCCGCTTCAGCACCCCGCTCCGCCGGGCCAGCCGCTCTTCTGCCGGCCGCAGGGCAGGCAGCTCAATGGCATTGCCTTCCCCGTTCGCTGCCCCTGACCCTGCAGATGCGTTGGCTCTCCCGTTGGGAGAGCTGTCCGCGCCAGCGGACTGAGAGGTTCCGTCCCCGTTGGCACCTGTTCCCCCGTCTGCAAAGAGCTGCAAATCAATCGCATCCGCCTTGTCTGCGTGCAGGTTGATGTACCGCACATGCTCCGGGTAGGCATCCGCCAGCAGGATCAGACCGTCCGTCACCAGTTCAAATTTTGCCAGGCTGTCAGTGCCCTGCTTTGCCTGTACCACCATCAGGTTCCTGTCATCGGCACAGGTCACGGTCCCGCTGTCCAGACTGTATGCCAGCGTCTGCATCAGCGCGCTCACGGCAGCACATACAATGTCCTGCCCCTTGGGTGCAAACTCCGCGTGCCCCTCGGCCCGCAGTAACATCATGTCTCCCATCTCGTTGTAAGTGATCTGGATCATTCTATCGCTCCTTCCAAAATTTCCTCTAAGCAGAGCTATCGGGTTGCGGCTCCCAGCATCCACTTCGCACAAAGTATTGTGCTTGTGTCTTGCTGGCCGCGGCCCCAACAGCTCCTCCCTCAATCCGCCACTGGCGGCGGTCGTCGCCGTTGCTCTTCGGGGGAGCTGCAAGCAACTGCGTCGTCAGACGCATTGCGCGCTGAGAGGGTCATTTATTCGGATTATTCACGTTCATGGCCCGCTGTGCCGCCTGGGTGGCCAGGCTGTTGCCTCCGCCGCCCACCACAGCCCCCAGGCCGTTGGTCGCCGTCTTTGCGGTGGTCTGTCCGCCGCTGCCGCCGCCCGTGGTTCCGGCCGCCTGTGCAGCGGCCCCGGCCATGGCGCTCATGTTGGTGCCGTTCTGCTGGTCAATGATGGCGCTCAGCTTCTGCAGCTGCTCCATGGCCTGCTGCAGCTGGGTGTACAGGGTACCGTTCTGCTGCACCCGTTCCCGCACCTTTTCGATGCCCTCAAAGTCCATCATGTCCAGCACCGCCAGCGCCGCGTCAGCGTTGGCCGGGGCAAACAGCCCCATCTGGTAGCACTCCTTTGCCGTCTCGTTCTGGGAAAGGCGGCTGAAGGTGCTCTTCTTGGCAGCCGATACCGTGATGTCAAACACCGGCTCGTGGCTGCCCAGCTCCACCCCGCCGATCATGCCACCCGGCTGGGGCTGCAGCATTGCCCCGGAGAACTGCACATACTCCGGCTGGCCGCTGTCGCCGGTAATGCGGTAGACCCGGCTCTCATCGTAGAACTGCCGCATCAGGTCGATGATGAAATAGCACTCCTTTGCAAAGGCCCGGTAAGCGCTTTTCAGCATATCACGGGAAAGCTTCGAGCCAGCCTCCTGCAGCGCCGCAATGGCAGAAGCCGCAGTCAGGCCGCTGGTGGTGCCGCCCTGGGAAACATCCCGGTTGCCGCTGATCTCCTTCAGCTCCGCCACTCTCGCGTCCCGGTAGGTGATCAGGTTGCCCGCCAGCCCCGCTGTCTGTAAGGGCCGCAGGGTCTCGTCCGTCACCCGCCCTGCCGCGTGGACGATGTCCTTGCCAAAATCGGCCAGCTCCTTCTCGTTGATGCCCGCACCGTCCTGGATGATGTACCGCGCCTTGGCCGAAAGCTTCACGTTCTCGTCCATGGCGGCGTTCATCTCGTCAATGGCGGTCTGGGTATCCTTCATCACGTCGATGTACCCAAAGCCCGCCGGGCTGTCCTCTTCCACGAACAGGGTGTCGAACACAAAGGGGTACTTGCCGTGGTCGTAGAATCCCCGGTCAGCAAGGGCCGGGTCGTTCTCGCTGGCGTAGAGCACCACGCCGTTGCAGAACTTGCAGTAGTGCAGCAGAGGCGGGCCATTCTCCCGGGCCTTTTTGTAGTACCAGTCCACCACCACACTCTTGTCCGAGGTGTCAATGCTCTGGTCGTGGATGTACTTTGCCACTTCCAGCGTGCTGCCGGTGTGGCCTTCCAGCTGGGGGTACTGGGCCTTCAGCTGTTCGTTGTCGGCCACCGCCAGGCTGAACAGGTGGGGGCTGTCCTGGATGTCCATCACGCCGGGCTCCCAGTACATCATCAGCAGATCCATGCTCTTGATGGAGATGTCTCCCACGCCATTCCGTAACCCCGGGTCCCAGAAGATGCCCTTCACGCCGGTGCCCTGCTTGAGCTTGCGCCACCAGGTGTCGCTGTACACCTGCTCGTATTCTGCCTGTTCCAGCAGCACCGGCAGGATCTTGGAAAGCACCTTGGCGGTCTGCTCGTCGTCCGCTGCCCGGGGCAGCACGTTGGGTTCCGGGTAGTTATCCATGGCATCCGCGTGCTTGTTGGCAATGCTGTTGAACAGCCACCCGCTGGAAGGTTTGGGCTTGCCCTCCATCATCTCGTTTTGGTAGTTGGCCCAGTGCTGCATCCGGAACCACAGCTCGTTGTCCACGATCCGCTTGTCCAGCGCCGCCTTGCCGGTCTTGTATCTCTGTAACAGCGCCGTGGCCTTCGCCACCTGCTCTGTGCCGATCACGTCGGTCATACTCTAAAAAACCTCGCTTTCTTCCCCAGCTCCAGCGGGTCATCCGGCATTGGCTGCACCGGCTCTGTCCGGGGCGGGCTGAGGGGATTCTCCATCAGCACATACCGGCACTCGTCGTAGATGTGATCCTCTTGGTCGGTGTCAATGTCCTCCACGTTGCTCTCGCTGTATACCAGGTTCGGGATGGTGCGGATAAAGTGCTTGCAGGTGTTGAACACCTGCAGCATGGGCCGCCCGTCCGCCTGGAACGCCAGCCGGTAGTGGAACTGCATCTTGCCCGCCAGCCGGGTGTGGTCGCCGGGAGCCCAGTGCAGAAAGTTCGGGCTCTTTTCCTGCATGGCAGCAATGCTCTCGCCCTGGCTCTCGTTGAAGATGGCCGGGTCGGCCACGCCCAGAATGGTGCGGCCCCGGAGCATGGGGTCGTTCTCTTCTGCTTCCCGGATCATCCTCGCCTGCTTCACAGGGTCAGCCTTGATGCCCTCGTTGGGGGTCCCGGTGCAGCCGTACAGCTCCCGGATGCGGTAAAGCCTGCCCTCTTCGTCCGCCGCATACCACCCCACGGAAAAGGGCTTCGAGTAGCCGAAATCATACCCCCGCCAGATCTTCCAGTGTCCCGGGATGCGGAACGGGCGGATCACATGTGTCCACCGCTGGTCGTCGTAGTGGGCCGGGTCGTTCTTCCACTCGGTGAACACCTGCCCGGTAAAGCTGTCCCAGTCGCCGTAGAGCAGGGCTTTCTTCTCCGCTTCCGGCAGCGCAGCCAGCGTGCCCAGGTATCCCGGGTCATTTTCCAGCAGGGCCGCGTTGTCAAACACGGTGCTGGGGATAAAGATGCGGGTCCGCCGCTGCATGATCTCCCGTCCGTCCGGGGCCCTGGCCTTTACCATCTGCACCATCCGGGTGCCGGGCGGGGCCGGGCTGACGAACCTTGCCTTCACCCATCCGTGGCCGATGCCGCCGGGGTTGGCCGTGGCCCGGGTGTAGACCCGGGTATCGGGGCCGTTGGGTCGGTTTCGGCTCAGCAGGTAGCTGTACTCTTCCCAGGTGAAATGGGTCAGCTCGTCAAAGCCGATAAAGTCGTAGGCCTGGCCCTGATAGTTGTACCTGTCCTGGGCGTGGTTCATGCTGCCAAAATAGATCTTTGCCCCGCTGGGGAAGGTCCAGCAGTGTGTGCTACTGTTGTATCGGGCTTTTGGGAAAACCGGCTTGTAATACCGCATGGTCTTGTCAATGAGCTCCCGCAGCTGGGGAAACGTCTTTCGGATGATGAGCCCCCGGTAGTGTGGGATCTCCACCTGCCGCAGGGCCTCGATCACCAGCGCGTCGCTCTTTCCGCCGCCTGCGGCCCCGCCATAAAGCGCTTCGTTCTCGGTGCGCTGCATGAACCGTGCCTGGGCGGGCTGTGGTGACCAGATCACCGGTCTGCCGTCACGCATCCTCTGTGCCGCCATCCACTTCCACCTCCTGCTGGCCGTCCGTCTCACTGGCTGCCGCGATCTCCACCATCGGCGGGCCGCTCTCGCTGTCGGTGTTCTCCGCCGGGACCATGGCAGCAGCCTTTTCTGCCACTTCCATCAGCACCTTGGCCACACCGGCCGCGTTCTTGTCGCTCATCACCCGGCCCTCGTACCGTTCCAGTTCGGCATTTAACAGGTCCCGCTCGTCCTCGTAGAGCCGCAAGTTCCGGGTTCCGGCCCTTCCATACACCACAAGCCCGGTCTCGGTGGCATCCGCCAGCTCCTCCGGGTCGTCCTTCAGCAGAGTGCCCACGGCAAAGTCCCGGGCCCGGGTGTCCTCGTCCAAACGCCGGTGCAGCCTCTCCGTGATCTGCGCCGCCCGCTGGCTCTCAGCGGCCCGGCCCTGCAAAAAGGTCACCTGTGCCCGCACGCCCAGGCTTGCCCGGATGGCGATCTCCCGCGCGGCTTCCTGTCGGGCCTTTGCAAAGGCATCACTGCGGCATGCCTCCTCGCTCATCCAGCTGCGAATGGTGCTCTCCGGCACGCCGTACTTCTTCGCCACAGCGCAGATGGAGGTTGAGCCCAGCATGGCCATTACCACCTCTGCCCGGAACGCCGCCGAGTATTTCTTTCCCCGCTGTTTTCCCTTCACGGTATTCTTGCAGTACGCCCGCTTTTTCGCCAACTCTCTCACCTGCCTTTGCAAATAGCCTATCACGTCTCGCCCGCTCAAAATACCCCGGACATTTGCCCGCCGGGCAGCAGCCCTGCATCCGCTGCACACACTGCCACGGTGCTCAGGGCTTCCAGCTCTTTGGTGTAGTAGGTCGTCCGCCCCACATACAGCCGGGCGATCACCTTTTCCTCGGGCAGACCTTGCAGGTAGCGCAGCCGCAGCAGCTGGGCGCATACCGGGTCATTGCGGTCGTACCAGGCCAGCACCGCCCCGATCACCTGCGCCCAGGCAGCACAAACAGACCCCTCGCCATATCGGCGCAGAGCCTGCCGGGTCGCTTTCTTCTGCTCTTTTGTCACCGCTCCACCCTCTTTTCGCATGGGTATAACGCGCAAAATACCGGTGTTTTATCTGTCAGGTGCGAGGTTTCGCAAAGGCATGTCCCACCTTCTGCTTCACCATCACCACATAGCACCGCAGGTCATCCGCATCCCAGCCCTCTTTCTCGCATCCGGGGCTCTCCGGTTCCGGTACCACGCAGCGCACGAATTTCCAGCCCGGGTATTTCTGCTCCCACCAGTAGGCACTATCCTTGCAGTCCGTGCACCCTTTGCGTAGCTGCTTCCGGCTCCATCTGGTGTCATTGGGTACCAGCTCCACCGGCTGGATCAGGCTTCTGCTCTCGTACCAGCGCAGCTGCCCGTGCTTCTCGAAGTAGGTGATCAGGTCATCCAGCCGGTTCTGCAGGTTCAGCCGATCAGCGTTAGCTGTACCCAAAAGCTCATAGCTGCCGTCCGGTTGGCGTGCGGACCATTTGTCTTCAAGCAGCTGCCGAAAGTCTGCATTCTGTCGCATGGTCAGCCCTGGGCACTCGATCAGCAGATGATGGTGGTAGCGTTCGCTTTTTCGTCCGCAGCCAGTCAACCCCATGTATCGCAGGGCAAAGCCCGGACCAAAGGCAGCTAAAATTGCCGTTTTTAGTCGGCGTATGTAGTTCCGCAGGTCTTTTTCGGCTTGTTCCATGCTTTCCGGCAGGTATTCTTCCGCATAGGTCAGGGTCAGGTAGAACCCCAACACCGTGAAATTAGCGTTTGATTTCTGCACCCTCCGCCGGTGGGCGTGCTGGGCATTCCGCCGCTTCTGCCGTTCACTGCTGGGCCTGTACTTCTTCCTGCGCTTGGCCCGGTGTTCCTCCGGGGTAATGGCATACAGGTCTACCTCCATGTAACTCTCTCCACACAGGGTTCTCTTCTCTCTGGTGTAGGTATTCCGCATCCCGGTGCCCTCCTGCTGGCTTTCACTTTCTGCTGATAGTCTCTTTCCCGTTACCCCACCGTCACAGAAATAACGGGTATACTAGCTCCCCAAAGAGGGCCCTTCCCCCTCTTTCTTTATAAAGGTATTATGAAACGTAACGGATACGGTGGCGTGTCAGGTCCATCGTATCCGTTGCTCTTCATAATATGTGTTTAAGGCGTGGCGGGCTTTCCTTTTTCCGCCCAGTATCCGTAGGTCAGTTCCGGCTTTCCAATTTTCCGGGCCTTCTCGTTGTAGATCATCAGGTCATGCACATCGTAGGCCAGGGCGCTGGGGTCGATCGCGCCGCCAATGGGCTTGCGCTTCACCTTTGCTGGCTGATCCGGCAGCTTCATGGGGTGCCGGATCCGTTTCTGGCACAGCTCCATCTCCATCCGCGTAACGCCGCCGGGCTTGTACACGCCGCCCCGCTTGCGGTAGCATTCGTGCACCGTGCCCTCGCTGCCAAACAATCCCTTGTCCTTCAGCTCTGCCGCCGTGCCCTTGCCCAGCAGGGTGCCGTCCGCACCGTAACAGCTATACACCCGCACCATCCGGGTCTCGGCCCGCTCATCCGCACTCAGGCCTTCTTCCCGGGCCCTCTCCACCCGGTCGTCCTTGGTGCTCTTCCGCTCCATCTTCCACCGGTAGTTCTTCGGGCTGGGGTTCTTGCATTTTTCCAGATTATTCCAAACGCTGCTCAGCTTGTTCACATCGGGAAAATATCCCCGCTCCACCAGCTCCACGCTGGTGCCCTTGGCCACCACCTCGCCGGTGTCCCAGTCCATCAGGGTGTATACCCATCTGCATCCACTCTGCATCTCAGATTCTCCTTCTACTAAGTACGGTGCTCATTTCAGGGGAGCTGTGCAACGATGAAGTTACCGCTTCCACACGCCGCTGCACCTCGGCTTCCGAAAGCGGCAGCACACAAGGCACCCGTTTGCGGCTCACTTCCCGCTGTACCGCCTGCACTTGCAGCTGACGTATCGTCTCCGCCGTTTCCCTCCGCTGTTTTTCCAATACAGCCTCGTCCGGCACATCCAGCACTTCTACCTCGGTCTTGTAAGCGTCCCGGGCGCAGCGGCACAGCATTTCCATGGCCACGTCCACACCATCCTGTTCCACCCACTCGTTCAGCTGGCCGAAATTTGCAATCGTCTCCTGCCGAAGTTTTTCCAGCCGCCGGGGGCCAAAGCCCAGCACTTGGGCGTAGGCGGTAGCATAACCCCGCCATTCCAGCGTGGCCGCCCTGTCAATGGCCATCTTCAGCTGAACTTCCCGCCGTTTGCGGGGCACACCTTTTATCACCGGGACACGAAATACGCTCACCACACCCTCTGGCAGCAGCCCCACCAGCCATTTTTCGGCCTCGTTCAGCTGGGCCTTCTGATTCTTTGCAGGTATGGCCATCCGCCGCATCAGCTCCCCATTGATTTCATCCTTCCGCTGGGTCACCTTGTCCAGCCGGTCTTTGCCTACGCCGAACACATCATGCAGCGCAATAGTCATGCAGGCATGGGTGAAGTCAATCGCATTCTGCTGTGCCAGCTCGATCTGGTTCTCCAGTGCCATCTTTCTTGCATCGTTTTTCATAGTTTCTCCGTTCTTCATATTCCCCGCACGCCCGGTTCCGGCCCCCACAGCTCAGGCACCGGCTCCGGGTGATCTCAAACACATGTACACACTGGGTCTTATCCATCAGGGTTCCCCGGTCTCTGCCATCATGGCGGTCAGGTCGCCCAGCATCCCGCTCACCGTGCGGGAAAGAACGTTGATCGCATCCTCCTGCAGGTCGCCGGGCAGGGCCCGCACCGCAAAGCCCGCGTTCACCATCTCGTCCTTCAACCGGGTGTTGATCCGGCTCACCTCCGCCCAGAGCTTTGCCTCGTCCGGGGTCATCTTCCGCCGCCCGGGCCGCACAACGCCCTTGATCATGGCCGTCAGCTCGTGGAACTCCTCATCGGTCAGGCTCCTGTCGTTCCCGGCCTCGACAATGGCCCGCGCCCGATCACTCGGTGTCCCGGTAATCAAAATGTTCTTGTATTCTTCCAGCGTCATTTCTGCTTGGCCTCCATCGCCCGTTTTATCAGCTCTTCCATAAAAGCAGCTTCTTTATCCTCAAAACGGCCTTTCACCGGGTTACGGCTCAGTGCCAACCGCATTTCCAGTTCTGCGGCCTTTGCAAAGTTCCGAACAATCTCCTCTTTCTGGGTGTTGTTCAGGTCACTGGGCACACTGCTGACAACAAAACTTACTGCCGACTGCATGATCACCCGTGTAACATCCGCTTCACTCTCACCATCCTCAATACTCAGACCGCCATCGTTTCCATTTCTGTAAATCGTGATTTTCATCCTTACCCCGCCTTTCTGCCGCAGACGGCCCTCTTCACCGTGTTCTCCGGCACCTTGTGGATCTTCTGCGGCTCCTTCCGCTGCTCTGCCACCAGGCCCAGCCCGGCCAGCGCCAGGGCTGCACACCCCAGCACGATGGCCAGCAGCGTGTAGCCCAGCATTGCCCAGCCGTCGGCCGCGTTCTCAATTGCCCCGCCGCAGCCTGCGGCAGCCAGTCCCAGCACAATGGCACCGGCGCTCAGCACGCTGCCCGTGATCTTCTTTTTCATTTGCAAATCCTCCAGCTTTGTGTTAAACTTCTGGTGATGTGTTGTCAAACCATCACCCTGGTTGGCTCGTCGGTGTTCCCGCACCGGCGGGCCTTTTTGCTTTTCTCGCATCTCTGGCCGCCTTCCATTCCTGAAATGCAGCCTCATTCTCCGGTTTTGAGTAAAAATCCTGTGTGATGTGCAGCAATTCAATAATTTGCCAGTGCTCAAAAGGCAGCTCCTGCTTTTTCCTTCGGCCCATGGCAGCACCTCACAGCCACTCGGCGCAGATGGTCTCCACCACAGGCTTTGCAAAGCCGATCAGCTCATCGCCGCGCTTTGCGGCCACGACTGCCGGGCCCACCAGCTCTGCCGCCGTCATCTCACTGGCGCGCTGGTTCGTCAGGGGGCGCTCCTTCATCAGCCCTTCCTCGTTCACCAGCAGCAGAATGCCGTCCACGTCCTTCTCCCGCGCCCACTCGGCGCTCAGAACGCTGTTCACCGGCTCGATCGGCCCGCCCACCAGCTTCTGCAGGGTCTCCAGCTTCATGCTGTCACCATCATCACACTTCATGTTGAATGCCCGGTTCTTCGCCGGGATCACGATCATATAACGGTCCATAGGTTTCTCCTTTCTCAGCCAGCCTGTGCCGCTTCTTCCACGCTCACCAGATCAAAACAGGATTTCAGTTCCCGCAGAACCTTCCGCTGGGTACACTCGTCCACTCCGGCGTTCTGCATTGCCATCCGGCAGTAGCCTAGGCAGGCGGCATTGCTCCACGGGCCGTTGATATCCTGAATGCACGCCATTATTTCTTCGTACTTCATAATTTCTCCTTCTGCCCCGGCTCACCGCCGGGGCTTTTTCATGCGCTTTTCTTCGGGTCGGTGGGGTCAAGCTGCTGGCCCGTTAGAATCTTTTTGAGATACCAACGAAGCAAAAAATATCTCGTTCACTTCTTCGGCAGTCAAACCGTAATGCTCCTGAATGGCTGCAATCTCATTCTGTCGAAACTGTGCTCCACGGTATTCATTGATTTTAGCATTCAGCCGTGAGAGGCTCATTTCGAGGAAATCCGCCAGATTTTGTTGCGATTCCCCATGCAACTGCATAACAGCATTGAGTTTTCTCTTATTCACCCTTTTTCACCTCCGTTCATCCATCCCCTTAAATATTATTCTATATTTAAGTATCTTTTCAGGATACTTAAATATTAGCATGTTGTACGAATCTTGTCAAGATATTTTTTCTTGCTTTTTAGATTATCTGTGTTATTATTAAGATACAACGTATGAAAGGGTGATGTCCTATGACCACCGGCGAACGGATACGCCAGCTTCGCATTGAGCATCAGATGACGCAGGAAGAACTCGGTGCCAAAGTTGGTGTGCAAAAAGCGGCCATCTACAAATACGAAAACGGCCTTGTTGTCAACCTGAAACGTTCTATTCTTGAAAAACTTGCATTGGTATTAGATACCACTCCCACTTATTTAATGGGAATGGAAGATGCCGAACCAGCACAGGCCTCCCTCACCAAGGCCCAGACCTCTTTGCTCTCGGTTTTCGATAAACTGAATGAAGAAGGTCAGGCTAAGGTCATTGAGTATGCAGAGGACTTGCATCGTACAGGATACTATAAAAAACCTGCTGCGGATGGATTGGTTACGAAAGAAGCGTAA